TTGTGGATTACGCAGTCGTAATTCCTCAACGCCTGACACACCTAAAAGGATTAGGGCTGGCTGTGATGTTGGGAAACACCAGAGGCACGCTACAACGTAACATACTTGACCCCATGCGAGAGATTTGGGGAGAAAAGCTAGTTGGTGAGATACGGAGTGACAACACAGTACAGCTATTTGGCAAAAAGGTATATGCACTAGGTGCTGACAACAAGAAGCACGTTGCGAGAATACAGGGAGCAACGATTGAGTACGTATACGGCGACGAGGTGACAACGTGGAATCAAGAAGTATTTGAGATGTTGAAATCCCGTCTTAGAACGTCACACAGTCATTTCGATGGGACGTGCAATCCGGCGGGACCGAAGCACTGGTTTAAAGGCTTTCTGGATTCTGATGCCGATATATTTCAGCAGGCGTACAACATACACGATGGCTGCCTGCCTCCGGCGGTAGTGGATGAGTTAATAAAAGAGTACTCCGGGACACACAGGTATCAACGATACATACTAGGCAACTGGGCGGTAGCCGAGGGACTTGTGTATGATATGTTTTCGGAAGAAAGGCACGTTTGTAAGGCGGAGACTAGCGGGGAGATAATTGTTAGCTCCGATTTTGGTATGCAGAACGCCACCGTCTTCCTGGTCTGGCAAAAAAGAGTAGATACCGGTAACTGGCACTGTCTACGAGAGTATTATTACTCGGGCAGAGAAAACAACCGAATGAAGCCGGTTAGTGAGCTAGTAAAAGGGCTAGAGGATACGCTAAACGGGCAGAAAGATGATTTAGTGATTGTTGACCCATCCGCCGCCGCTCTCATCGTGGAACTACGTAGTAGAGGGCACAAGGTCAAAAAGGCGGATAACACTGTTAACGATGGGATAGCAGACGTTGAGACGATGCTAACACAAGACAAATTATCGTTTGACCCGTCTTGCACACACACGATCGAGGAGTTTGGTATCTATGCGTGGGACCCAACAGCGGCTGACAAAGGCAGGGATGCAGTTATAAAACAGTCAGACCACGCGATGGACGCTATCAGGTATCTTGTAAAAACATTAAAACTCGTCAAGCACAGCCGAACAAGACAATACAAATCAATTCTAGGGTGATAACAATGTATCTATCATATCAAGATTTTGTTGCCGCAAAAGATAAAGGGCAATTTATAAATCAGTTTATAAAATTCCACGAGAGTACAGGAGCATACAAAGAGGCGTTAAAAGCGGACAAGTATGACGCACAGGAAAATGAAACTATTTTACAGTTTCAGCGCGTCTATTACACTTTGTTGGGTCAGAAAAAGATAGATAATTTTTCGTCTAACGCACAGATATGCTCTAATTTCTTTCACAAATTAAATACACAGCGCTGTTCGTACAGCCTGGGAAACGGTGTCTTTTTTAATGACATGGGTGTCAAAGATAAACTAGGCAAACAATTCGACAGACGGATTAAAGAGGCGGCTTACAACGCATTAATTCACGGTCAATCTTTCCTTTTTTGGAATGTAGACCACGTGCACGAATTTCCCCTTACGCAGTTCGCCCCGATGTGGGACGAGGACACAGGGGCGTTGATGGCGGGCATAAGATTCTGGCAACTGGACGAGCAGAAACCATTTAAGGTTGTGCTGTACGAAGTAGACGGCTACACAACCTACAGCGCAAAAAGCAAATTTGGAGAATTAAAAGAGACCGCTCCTAAACGAGCATACAGGCAAAGAGTTGAGGTTGCTAATAATTTGGAACCCGAAATCATCGGGGAAGAAAATTATAGTTCCCTCCCTATTGTGCCGATGTTTGGCAACAAAAGGCATATAAGCACCTTGAGGGGGATGCAGTCAAAGATTGATGCTTACGATGCGGTGCAATCCGGGTTTGCCAATGATCTGGACGACTGCGCACAGATGTACTGGCTAATTTCCAACGCTGACGGTATGACAGACGACGAGCTGGCAGAGTTTAGAGACCGCCTAAAATTTCAGCACATCGCAAAGGCTGAGGAGGGGCAGGTACAGGCATACACACAAGAGCCGCCATATACGGCCAGAAAAGAGTTCCTCACACAAATGCGGTCGGAAATTTACGAGGACTTCGGGGCGCTGGATGTACACACCATAGCCGCCGGAGCAACAAATGATCATATCGACGCCGCATACCAGCCACTAGATGATAATGCAGATGATTTTGAGTACTTTGTGGGCGATGCGATTGAGAAGATTCTGGAGCTTGCGGGGATTGATGACGAACCACAATTTAAGCGGAACAGAATCAGCAACGAGAAAGAGCGTACAGATATGATTCTTGAGGCGGCTAATTATCTGGACGAAGAAACCATTCTGAAAAAATTACCGTTTGTTACACCAGAGGAAGTGCCGGACATTTTGGCAAAGTTAGACGAAGAATCATATAACCGCTACACAGAGCCATCCGAACCAGATACTCTGGAAGATAACCCGGAAGGGGACGAATAACCATGTATCCATCCGACAAGTGGACAGAGCAGGAACTGCAAAAGTTAGAAAAACGACTGACAGACGTATATAAGCAGGCTGAAAAAGAACTTGACGGCAAAGCGAGAAACTATTTTAAACAGTTTTCCCACCGGTACGCCAAAGAATATGCGGCATACCAGGCAGGGAAATACACCAAGAAAGAATTTGAAGCATGGTTGATGAATCAGTATGGCAGAGGGCAGAGGTGGGAGGCGCTGCGCGAGGACATGGCGCGGAGGCTGGCGGAGTCAAATGAGATTGCCGCGGCATACATCAACGAGAAGACCCCGCTTGTGATTGCCATTAATCATAACTTTGAGGCGTACATGATTAAATCTCTTGTGCCTGATAGACAGATAAAAGAGATTGGAGATATTGCATTTAATTTGGTAGATGAGCATACAGTTAAGCGGCTGACGGTCAGAAAACAAAAGATTCTTCCGCCCCGGAGGGTACTAAAAAGCAAGGATGTGCGATGGAACAAGAAGAAATTGCAAAATGCACTACTGCAAGGAATTTTACAGGGTGACAGCATAGGAAAGCTCGCAGGGCGATTTCGGGACGTTACAGGCATGAATCATACTGCCGCAATTAGAAACGCCCGCACAGCGTTCACAGGGGCGCAGAACGGTGGCAGGCAGGCGGCATACGAGGAAGCCTACCAGATGGGGATTGATGTAGTTAAGCATTGGACAGCGACAAAAGATTTGAGGACACGAGATAGTCACAGAGCGTTAGACGGCGAGGAAGTACCGTTTAACATGGCTTACTCAAACGGTCTTATGTATCCGGGAGACCCAAGCGGAATCCCGGCGGAGGTTTATAACTGTCGATGCACGCAACGAACTGCGCTGCCCGCCGAACTGGCACAACCACGAATGATACGCGTTAAGAATTTGGAAACAGGCAGAAACGAAGTTGTAGAAGACATGACCTATTACGAATGGTTAGCAACGCAAAGGGGGCGAATATAATGGCGGATATTGATGTTGTAAGCCATGTAGACGAAGTAATACTCAAGACCACGATGGCACTTGCAAGAGCATTAGAGCAGGCAGGAGCCGCCGCAGAGGGGCACGCAAAAGACCTTTGCCCGGTCGATACGGGCGCGTTGAGAAATAGCATTACGCATCGGACTGACTTGGAAAATCTCACAGAGATAATAGGAAGTAACGAAGAATATGCCGCCTATGTGGAACTGGGAACTGGCGTGTATTACAAGGGAGGAAGAAAGACCCCGTGGACTTATCAGGACGATAAGGGACAATGGCACATCACAAACGGTCAGAGGGCGCAGCCGTATTTAAAACCGGCGGCGGCAAATTACGCGAAAGAATACACAGCAATCATTGCAGATGAATTAAAAGGAGCGATGGAATAATGGACAGATTGTCTTTGCTCGTCAAGGCAAAAGAAATGGCGGAGTATTTTACTGATAAAAAGTTTAAATACTCGCAGAACGTGGCGAATAGCTGGGCAGGCGCAAAGAAGAAAAAGGTAAGTAATTGTGCATCGTATGTATGTTATTGCCTACAGCAATTAGGCATCCTCAAACCGGGACAACTGTTTTATTGCAACAGGAACGGAAGAGTTGTCTATAAGGGTGCTGAAACAAAAGCGGCTATATCAAAACGATATAGATTGATAAAAGTAAATAAATTACCCCGGGATTATAAAAACAAATTAAAACCGGGAGACATTTGCTTTTATCGCCTGCATACCAATATTTTTGCAGGGATAAACGAGAGCAATAAAATGGTGTGGTGGGATGCTGGAAAGGCTAGCACAAATACTAAAAAAGCAGGCGGAACATATAAAAAAATACATAGGATTATCAACGGAAATCAGAAGATTTTATATGTGCTGAGATGGAAAGGATGAGAAAATGACACAGAGGAAAATTATTGACGTGTCGGCATACAACGGCACAATCGACTGGAAGAAAGTAAAGAAATACGGTTGCGATGGTGCAATCATTAAGATTATCCGCAAGGATTTAGGCAAAGATAAAAAATTTGAAGAGAACTATAAAAAGTGTGAGAAATTGGGTATCCCATGGGGCGTGTATAACTACACATACGCTACTACAGTGGCAAAAGCCAAGTCGGACATGGAGCTTGTGTGCGACATCCTCGACAAGGCCAGCAAGAAACATTTTAAATACGGCATTTGGTTTGACATCGAGGATAAAGTGCAGGCAGGGCTAAGCAAAGTAAAGATTGCCGAGATTATCAATGCGGCACAGACTGTCGTTGAGTCAAGAGGCTATAAATTTGGTGTTTACACCGGGATGTCGTATTTTTCGGAGCATATTGATAAAAACAAGGTCAAGTGTAAAAACTGGTGGATTGCACGTTATTACAAAGGCTATAACCGCATGGCATTTAAAGCGACACCAAACAAATCTTATAAGCCTACAAACGTAGCCGACCTTATGGTGTGGCAATATACTAGCTCTGGCGTGTTTCCAGCCAAGGCTTCAACCGGCAACGGCGGCAAGTTTGATTTAAATATTTTGTATCACGACTTCCCGGCGACGGTGCAGAAGGAAGAAACAGCAAAAAAGGTTAAATACACTGGTAAATTCCCTAAATTGCCACCACGAGGCTATTACACATTTTTAGACGGTATCACAGTGTTAGAAGGCACAAGAGGGGAAATTGAAAAATTGCAGAAGTTTTTAAACTGGGCTATCAGCTCGAAATTAGAAATTGACGGCAAATACGGAGAAAAGACGGAAGATGCGGTAGATATTTTTCAGTCGAAATGTAAATTAAAAATTGACGGCAAATTTGGGAAAAAATCCCTTAAAGCTGCAAAATTATTTAGTAAGTAATCACGAAGTACTGTGATTTACATATAAAGTCATTTAGGGAAAGAAATCCCTCAAAGAAAAGGAGTAATCAAATGGCATTAACAAGAGCTTTTTTAAAAAGCATGACACTTACAGACGAGCAGGTTTCCGCGATTATCGAAGAACACTCTGCAACCGTTACGGGTCTCAAGAACGAGATTAGTAAATACAAAGAGGACGCAGAGAAAGTCCCAGACCTCCAGGAGAAATTGAAGGACTATGAAAAGGACGACTGGAAAGGCAAGTATGAGAAAGAACACGCAGGTTTTGAGAACTACAAAGCCGAGCAGGACAAGAAGGCATTGTACGATGCGAAAGAAGCCGCATACAAAAAGATGCTTGAAGATTCCGGCGTGTCCAGTAAAGTAATTGGCCTTGCATTAAAAGCGTCAAAAGAAACTATTGATAATTTAAAAATCGGAACTGACGGGAAATTTGAGAACGCAACAGAGGTAGAAAAAGGCATCAAAGAATCGTATGCCGATTATATTACAACCGAAACGACTCAAGGCGCTAACGTATCAAATCCACCGGGAGGAGAACCGGGGAAAATGACCAAGAAAGAAATCATGGAAATTAAAGATGCGGGCGAACGTCAGAAAGCGATTGCGGAAAATCACGAACTTTTTGGTTTTTGAAAGGAGTAGACAATGGCAGGAGTAACCACTAGCACTATATTAAATACAGATAGCGCTCTCAAAGCGAGAGAAATTGATTTTGTAACACAATTTGAAAAAAACTGGGATGCGCTGAGAACTATCTTGGGAATCTTTAAACCTATCAGAAAAGAGCCGGGCACCAGCTTAGTAACCTACGAAGCGCAGATGAAAGATGAAACTTTACAGGGCGGCGCAAGCGTAGGTGAGGGTGAGGCAATCCCTTTTACACAGTTTAAAGTTGTGGAAAGCAAGAAAGAAGATATTGTTGTAGAAAAATACGCTAAATCTTTAACTCTTGAGTCTGTGGCAAAATGGGGCGCAACGGTCGCAATCGAAAAGACAGATGATGCCTTTATGGTTGAGCTGCAGAACAAGGTTTTAAAAGATTTTTACACATTTTTAAAAACGGGAACATTAAAAGGTACGCAGAAGAAATGGCAGAAAGCACTTGCGATCGCAAAAGGTGCTGTACTCAACAAATTCGCAGGCATGAACAGAAATGTAACCGAAGTCGTAGGATTTGCAAATGTAATGGATTTTTACGACTGGTTAGGTGATAAAGAGATTACTGTGCAGACAATGTTTGGATTGCAGTATATCAAAGACTTCTTTGGTTTCTCTACACTGTTCCTCCTCCCTGACGCCTACATCCCGGCAAAAACTGTTATTGCAACACCTGTAGAAAATATTGACTTGTATTATATTGATCCCGGCGATAGTGATTTTAAAAAACTTGGCCTGGACTACACAACATCTGGCGAAACAAATCTGATTGGATTCCACGCAGGCGGCAACTATACAAACGCCACAGGCGAAACATACGCCATTATGGGCATGAAGCTGTGGGCAGAATACCTTGACGGTGTTTGCGTAGTTACTGTCGGAACCACAGAAACTATCCCAGAAGTATCAAGTGCCGTTTCGGAAGTAAGTTCGAACGGAAAATAAAAGGGGATGATTGAGTGCTTTATGAAATCATGAATCACATTCACAATTTCTTCCCGGTCAAAGGGGCGGCAATCACGGGAGAAATAACAATCGGAGATTGGATTTTTGACACGCTTAATTTTGATGTAGGCGTGACAGAAGATACTAAAGACCTGCGTTATTCTACTACCGCGATTCGCCTCCCGCTACAAGATGGGCAGTACTATTTAGTAAGCGGCTCTATCTTTAATGACGGGGTTTATCAGTACCACAAAGGCAATACTGCTCCGTTACAGGAGGAGACTTTTAACGGCGTAGTTGTTCCGCTGGCTATCCCCAAACCGTTTTTGTCACTGGTGGACGAAATCAGCGAGTGGCAGGCGAAAAACGGCAATTTAGGAGCGTATCAGTCGGAATCGTTTGGCGGATATTCGTACAGCAGGGCAACAAACAGTAAAGGCGAGACCTACACGTGGCAAGATGCCTTTAGGGCACGCCTGAACCCATGGAGGAAAATGGCATGAGTTTAATCAATGAATTTTTACAAGATTGCATACTCATGGATAAAAAGCGTACTTCTGACGGCGAGGGTGGATTTATCACCGAGTGGGTGGAAGGTGCTAAAATACAGGCGGCAATAATCCAAGATACCTCTATGTCTGCCAGGGTGGCAGAGAAAGAGGGTGTAACAGCAACATATACAATTACTACAGCTAAAACAGTAAAGCTAGACTATCATGATGTATTAAAAACAAAAGACGGAAAAATTTTTAGAGTTACATCAAATGCAGGAGAAAAAGAAACCCCTGCGTCGTCTAATTTAGACATAGCACAGGTCCCGGCGGAGAAGTGGGAGTTAACGTCATGACCCCAACGGCGGCACTATATCAATTTTGGTCATCCTTCGGCATAACTGCATATCCGTCTAACAGGGTGCCGGAAGATACCGCTTTCCCTTTTATCACATACGAACCGATTATAGCAAATTGGTGGACAGGTGCGGCCGCCGCTAGCGTCGTAAATGTCTGGTACCACACAGAATCTGAGGCAGTCCCAAATAAAAAGGCGAAAGAAATCAGTGACAGATTGCAAGGAGGAACCACGGTCAAGTGCGATGATGGAATCATTTTTCTGTCGCAAGACCAGCCTTGGACTCCTTTAGTCGATGAAGCTGACTCGTCAATAGTACGCAGATACACAGTAATAACTATGCAATTTATAACTATTTAATGAGGTGAGCAAATGAAGTATACGCAGGTACCTTCTGACCTTTTCAAAAAAATACAGATTAACGCCGGTATTATTGTATCAGCTTTTGAGCCGGAAACAGGTGCAATAACAGCAACTAACATCCTCATGGCAACCAGCGGCGGTTGTAGCTTTAGCGCGGAGCCATCCTTTACGGATTTCGGGAAAGACATTGATAATGTGCCTAAAAACACGATGGAACTCAAGGAAATCGAATCTATCGAAGTAAAATTATCAGGCACAGCCGTTACAATGGATACCGCACAGGCTAAAAGTTTTATGGCGGCGGCAGACGTAGCGGGAAACAAAGTAACACCAAGGGCAGATTTAAAGGCAGAAGATTTTAAGGATATTTGGTGGATTGGCGACTATTCGGACGAAAATTCCGGGGATTCCGCCGGATTTATCGCAATCAAAATTATGAATGCCCTCTCAACGGGCGGATTTAAAATTAAATCAGATGATAAATCCAAAGGAAATTTTGATTTTGAATACACAGGACATTACAGCATTAAGAACGCAGAGGCAGTACCTTACGAGGTCTATATCAAAACAGGCGAAGCGGCGTAGGAGGTAAAGCATGAGATTATCAGATTTAACAGCAGAACAAGGTTTAGAAGCAATCACAAATTCTCTCGAATGCATCGGCAACATTGCAGATGATGATGACGCGCTTAAACTGTGTCAGGAACTTGTGCCGCGGGAAGGTGAGAAATACATCAAAGTCTTTGCTAGGGGTGCTAAAACAGCCTCTAGACTGTTGAAAACGCACAAAGATGATGTAATCGGGATTCTGGCGGCGTTTGAATTGCAGAGCGTCGAGGAATACAAGAAAAAGCATAAATTAATGGACGTTATCAAAGGTATGGTTGACCTCGTCAATGAGCCAGAGGTACGTCAGCTTTTTTTCTCAGTGCCAACAGGCGCAACAGAAGAACCCTCTGGCGATGCGCAGGAGAATACAGAGGAAGAAGCGTAAAGGGATTCTTACTGTATGTCAAGGCTAAGATTTTAGACGATACAGAGGAATTAATTTACAAACGATATATGGCCGACGGGCTGAAATATGTAACCGAAAGTATTTCACAGGCGTTCGGAGGGAAATATCTCTATGTATCATTTGCTGATTTGATTGATAATAATAAAAAACAAACAGCAACAAAGACTGGCGAAGAAATAGCCGCAGACGTCATTAAAAAAGCCGGATTGGTGGTGATGAGTGATTGAATGTGATGGAATTGTTTGTCACTCTGGCAATCAAAGACACCGCATATAAGCAGGGGCTGAAAGACGCAGAAGGTAACGCCAGCTCGTCCACATCAAAAATCGGCGGGGCATTTAAAACAGTCGGGAAGGTGGCTAAAACAGCCATGGCGGCTGGTTCTGCCGCCGCCGTTGCATTTACAAAAACGTCAATAGATTCCGGAATGAATTTTGATACCGCGATGTCTCAGGTAGCAGCTACTATGGGAACAACCGTAGACAAAATAGAAAACGTCAAAGCCAAGGCCGAGGAAATGGGGCGTACAACAAAGTACACAGCAACAGAAGCGGCGGAAGGAATGAACATCCTTGCCCAAGCCGGCTTATCGGCTGACGAACAGATTAGCGGTATCGGAACAGTACTTAACCTTGCCTCTGCCGGTGCTATGAGTCTGGAAGAATCGGCATCATATACCGCAGGTGCGGTAAAAGGCTTTGGCGACTCGATGGGTAATGCATCTTACTATGCCGATTTGATGGCAAAAGGTGCTACTCTTGCCAATACGGATGTAAGAGGCCTTGGAGAGGCTTTTTCCGGTTCTGCCGCCACGGCAAAAAACTACGGTCAAGCGGCGGACGGTGTCACGCTTTCCTTGCTCCGCTTGGCAGAGCAGAACGTAACAGGCTCTGAGGCATCTACAGCGTTAAACAGAGCAATGGCGGATTTATATACTCCGACTGACGACGCATCAAAAGCATTAAACCAGTTAGGCGTATCAGCCTACGAAGCCAACGGCGAAGCAAAGGATTTTAATAATCTCGTAGACGAACTTAATGGCTCTTTGCAGGGCATGACAGCGGAGCAAAAAAACAATGCTCTTGCTACAATTTTTACAACGCAAGGCTTACAGGCGTTTAACAAAATGACCGCATCAAGTGATGCGACTGTACAAAAATTTTGGAAAGGAATACAGGATTCTTCCGGCTCCGCGGCACAGCAGGCGGCTACACAGTTAGACAATTTAAAAGGCGACATAACCCTGCTATCTAGTGCTACAGAGGGCTTAGAACTGGGTTTTTACAATACTTTTTCGGGCGCTATCCGTGGTGCCATCAAAGACGTAACAAGCGAGGTTAGTGGATTAGCTGAGGCGATGGAATCCGGCGGAATAAGTGGAGCTTTTTCCAAACTGGCGCAAGATGCGATTAATTTTAGTGGTCAGTTGCCGGGACTGACAAAAATCGGCGGCGACCTCATAAACGGTTTAATTTCGAGCGTTACTCAAAACTCTGGCAGTATTACAACTGCTGTCGGCCAACTGTTAAACAATCTTGCCTCTACGATTTCCACGGGGCTAAATGTGTTTACATCGGTCGGGATTAATTTGTTAACGACTATCGCCAGCGGCATGACTCAAGGCATCCCAACCTTTTTGGGGCAGGCGTTGCCGATGCTGACACAATTTACAGAGTCATTGAGGAACAACGCAGGCAAATTGATAAATGCAGGCTTAACACTTATCCAGAATATCGCGCAAGGGCTGATTAACTCTATCCCTGTACTAATTGCATATGTACCTACAATTATAACAAATTTAGCCGGCATTATTAACGATAACGCGCCAAAAATCCTTGCAACAGGAGTAACAATCATAACAAATTTAGCGATTGGCTTAGTTCGCGCTATTCCATTATTGATTGCCAATTTGCCGAAAATTATCACAGCTATTGTGAGCGTGTTTACGGCATTCAACTGGCTGTCGCTTGGCAAAAATATTGTTACTGGCATAATCAAAGGAATTAAAAATCTTCCTTCTCTTTTGAAGAGTACCGCTAAAAATGCCGTAAACGGATTTAAAGGGGCGTTTAGGGGCAACGGCATTTTATCCGCTGTTAAAGGGGCGTTTACTAAGATACCGTCAGCTGTAAAGAGCATCTTTACCAAGGCAGTATCCTTTGTAAAAACCTTCCCTGGACGATTTAAGAGCGCTTTAAAATTTAGCTGGTCTCTTCCACACCTAAACTTACCGCACCTGAGTGTTTCCGGCGGAAAGGCTCCATTTGGAATCGGTGGAAAGGGTTCCCTGCCATCGTTCCATATTAGCTGGTATAAAAAGGCTATGGAAAGTCCATATGTATTTTCTGATGCCACCTTGTTTGGAGCAGGAGAAGCAGGAGACGAGATGCTGTACGGTCGTAGCAGACTAATGAGCGATATCAAAGAGGCAACACAAGGAACGAAAAACGATGTAACCATTAACGTAACTGTAAACGGTGCAGATAACCCAGAAGAATGGGGAAGAAGAATGGCAAGTGAGCTTAGAAGGCAGGTGAAAATGGCATAATGGCAAAGAAAAAGTCTGCTGCTCCCAGCGGTCTGTCTATATCGAGAGATAATTTGAAATTTACAATATCTTGGAAAATACCGGCGAAAAAATATGAGGATGGACAGTGGCTATGGTATCGTCTACATACAAAAAACGCCGGTGCTTCTAAATGGGATTGGACAAAGTGGAAGAAAATAAATGTGGGAAAATCAGCAACTAAAAAAACGGTAGCACTTAATGCAAAAAATTATTATCCTGTCTCATCAAAATTATTAAACGCGATAGAATTTAAGGTAAAGGGCAAGACAAAAAGCGATAAAAAGCATACCTATACAGCCGCACATTCCACAAAAACGTTTGCTATTCATGCGCCAAATGCCCCTTCTGTTTCTTATTCTCTTGATGATGCCGACGCAAATAAAGGTACTTTTACCTGGAGTACCTCATACGAGGCGAATGATGCAAGGCATTTTGCAAGGACACAGGTACAGACCGCATTAATGACAAACTATAAGGGCGCCATTGCAAACGCTCGCTTTACCAATGCATCCTATACGGGAGCGTCTGGCACATGGGCGATAACAGAGGATGGTTCCCCGACACAAAACAAGACATTTTGCCGTATTGTAAGGGCAAAATCGAGAGGGTGTGCCGGAGATTCCGGTTGGAGCTATGCATACCATTATTACAGCATCCCAGAGCGTCCAAATATACAGAGTACAGGGAGTAAAGAGATAGGCTCCTCTAGCCGCTATGTATGGGCAAACTGGGTGCAGGCATCGCCACGGGACCGCCCTGTGGATTCTATGGAGTTACAATACGCCATAGACACGCCAGAAAGCGGAGAGAGGTATACTGGCACATCGTGGAGTACAGGAGTAACTGTTGCGTACCATGATTATACGGTGTCAGCAGATTTTAACACGGACGACGGCATAGCGGAAGACCAGATCATGTGGACAAGGGTGCAAAGTACGCACGATAAAAAATATGCGTATTCCGAGCCACGAGTAGCGGCACGAGGGGCTTTAAAATCCCCGTCATTTGATACGGTATCGGCAACGGGAACAACGCTTACTATCAATAGCGTTGAACGCAACACGGAAGTTCCTGACGCTAAAACAGCCGTCTGGATGAAAATAGGCAACGAGGAAAAAGGTATTATTGCAATTACCGACAAAGAGGGGACAATCACAGTTGCGTGTCCGGACGTTTCTGGCGGTACCGAATACCAGATTGCGCTCAAAAATTTTACCGGAACTTCCACACCTCAAAATGGAGCGTCTGGCACCACCTACAAACTTAGCCCCCTCATGCAGTCTGGGTGGATTTATTCGGAAACAAGAAAGATTGCAGTCCCACCGAAAAATATAACTGCAATGGCGGTGGCATCTGATACCGTGGAACTAACATGGGATTGGTCGTGGAAAAATGCGGATGCGGCTACCGTTGCGTGGGCAGACCACGAGGACGCATGGATTAGTACGGAAGCCCCAACTACTTATGACGTGGAGGACAGGGAAACCACGTGGCATATCGGGTCCCTAGAATCGGCAAAAACATATTATTTCCGCGTAAGATTGCGGGATACGTCCGGGGATGAGGAAGTGTTATCTCCTTGGTCTGATACGGTTTCCGTATCTCTGAGTGAGACCCCAACAACTCCTACGCTTGCAACGACAGAAAATTATCTTGCCATGGACGATATAGTTATTTGCAGTGTCGGCTACACCGGAAACAGCAAAGCGAGCATAAAAATAGCAGAAGCGATTAACGATGAACCGGTCAAAGGTAACGATGGAAACGTTGTGGTTTTAATGATGTCTTCCGGCATGGAGACATTATCGGAAACGATTGAAAACATTAATAAAATCTATACTGCAAGTGGTCTTTTGAGCAATCTGTGGAATGTAGGAGAAATCCATTATTTAAAAGCAATGGTTACAGCACAAGGAGGTAAAGAGGGGGCATGGTCAGATTCTGTGGCTGTCGAAATTGTTGCAAAACCTACAATAGACAGCGTTGCAACGAATCTCGTCTCAGAAACAACGGCATATAATTCTGACGATGTTACCACGGAGGCAACCGACCAGACAGTACCGGAATCATCGGAAGGCACAACAAATTATTTAGAACAGCTGCCATTAACGATAGCCCCATCCTTCGGGGATTCTGCCGGCACAGCAAAAGTAATGATTGTCAGAGACGAGGATTATTATATTCTGCGCCCGGACGGATTAAAGGAACAGCATTTTTCCGGCGAAATTATTTCCAGTTTTACCGGTAGCGAAACAGATAACTACAGTATTGCCTTGGGTGACCTGATCGGGCAGATGGATGACGGTGCAAGGTACAGCATACAGATTGCATTTACAGATATTTATGACCATGTGGCAGAAAAAAAGATACCGTTTGTTGTGCGGTGGAAACATCAGCCAGAAGTACCAACGGCCACTGTAAATACGATTGCAGACAATAAAACAGCAAGTATTGTTGTCGCTAAACCAACTACATATGCTGACGGGGATACATTTGATTTGTACCGGATGAGCGTAGACAGGGCGGAGTTGATTCTTGAAAACGGAATCTATGGCCAGAAATATGTTGATCCATATCCTGCACTAAATGAGTACGGCGGCATACTGGTTGTGAATAAAACCGCTAACGGCGACTATATAACGTCAGACAGCTCGTTTGCATGGTTGTATAGCGATTTTTCCATAGAATATAAAAAGGCAATCATTGATTTTGACAGTGAATCTATCGAAATCCAGTATAACCTTGATTTAGATAACTCATGGGATAAAGATTTCGAGAGGACAGTTTATCTTGGTGGTTCCGTACAAGGTGACTGGAATCCTGCAGTCACTCGTGATTTAAAAATTGATGCAGTAAGTATCTCACTAACAGAACCAACGATGATTGAGCAAATGAGGCGGCTTGCAACGTATCCTGGAATATGTCACGTTAGGACACCAGACGGCTCGTCATTTTCCTGCGATATACAGGTGTCGGAGAAAAAAGACCACGATAACAAAATGCGGACAGATTTCTCGCTAACGATTAAAAAAGTGGATTCGGAAGAACTGGACGCTGTGACGGAAGAACAGTGGAGCGCAGAGCATCCTAGCGAGGTGATGTGATGGATTGGAGCAAAGGATTTTCAGCAAGATATATTTTGACAACGGTTGACCCCAAGACGTGGACAGACCAGAAAGAATTTGAATTTACTGAGGGCAGTATTGACCGGGACAGCACGTCAGATTTAAGGGAATCTGCCTCCGTCACAATGACAGAAAAGATAACAGATAGTGAGTGCTGGGTCCGTATTTACCTGCAAGCCAAACAGGGAGGGTCGGGAGCAAAAGTAGCGCTATTTACTGGCCTGACCGCCTTCCCAGAAAGAAAGCTTGATGGTGTGAGAGAAACTTACAATATTGACTGTTATTCCGTTCTCAAGCCGGCAGATGATGTAATCCTGCCGCGTGGCTATTATGCACCAGCCGGTAGCGGAGCAAAACAGATTAAAAATCTGCTTAATGATTGCATCCCCGCCCCTGTGTATGTCGAAGGAACATCGCCGATAACTACAGATAATATCGTTGCGGAAGATGGGGAAACAAGGCTCACAATGGCGCTGCATATTTTAGATGCCATTGGCTGGCGGATGCGAATACTTGGCGATGGAAGTATTGTTATCTGCGCAAATGATAATAATAGCAGTCTTACGGTGGGAATTAACGCGAACGACATAATAGAGTGTGATGTAACAGACACATTTAATTGGTATGACACACCAAATTGTTTCATGGCGATACACGATGATTACGGAGCGGCTATCGCGCGGGACGACAGCCCGGACAGTTATTTATCAACCGTCAGCCGGGGCAGGGAAGTGTGGAAATCGGAAACAGGCGTTGAATTATCTTCCGGGGAAAACATAGCGGCTTATGCCGTTAGAAAACTAAAAGAATTGCAGAATCCTGCCAGAACGATACAGTATAGCCGGCGATTTTTCGAGGACGTTCTTTTAGGCGATGTGGTCTTTCTAAATTATCCGAGACATGGCCTTACTGGAAAATTCAGAATAATATCACAAACCTTGTCGCTTGAACACGGATGCCGGACAAAGGAAGAGGTAGAGAGCATTGAATGATTTTATAAAAGAGATTGCCTCGGCAATGAAAGAAAGCAAAACAAAGCCTTACGACACGGTTGCAAAAGTCCTTCGCGTTGACGAAAAAACGGCATATGTCCACATTGACGGTGGAGCAGATGAAACCCCCGCACAGATGGCGATTAATTGTAAGACAGGTGACACAGTAAAAATCCGTGTCAGCGGCGGAAAAGCATGGTTAACAGGAAACATTACAGCACCACCTACGGATGACTCTGTTGCAATTAAAGCGAATAAGACAGCTACTAAGGTAAAGAAATCCTACGAGAACTTTAAAGATGTTACCGAGGAAAACTTTAGCAGTCAGGAAAACAAGATATCAGAGGCTGCTAAAGTTGCAACTAACTTTATGAAATATATCGAAGGACTTGGATTAGTTGTCGGTGATATGCGAGGCAATGAACTTGGACAGAACGCGTTACTTGACGCAAATGGAATGTGTGTGCGCAACAATAACAGCGAAATTGTACGATTTGGAATTACAGATATTAAGGTAGTGAATGAAGATGGAGACCCTGTTTATAGTGGTACTGGTTCTGTTGTAAAGTCACGAAACAATATTGTTGTATCAACACAGCAAACAAAAGATGCAGGTAATACTAATGCCGGTGGTAAGGCTGCGCTTGAATTATATTATGATAGTGCAAAAGATAATATGAGTCTCTCGTTATCTGTAAAAAGTGGAACATCCTATACTGATTTGTACGAAAGCATTGGAAATGGGATATATGCTGATAACTCTAATACAAAGATTGTGTCTTCAGACGTAATAAAGTTGGATGCAGGGAGAATATATTTATCCACCTATTTAGGGACTTGGAGACCATATTTTTGCGCTGGCGATTCGATCAGTGCAACTTTTGGTACTGCTGGATATATTACGAGTTCCGGCAAGGATGTCATTTTTATAATTCCATTATCAAAACCAATAGTTGGGAACCCAACGGTAACAGTAACAAGTGTGGAAGGACTTATGGTCCGACAAAATAATAAGTATTTGTATGGTGGCTCATCAACAAAATATGTCAAACCTAGCAAATATACTGTACGCTCAACGCTTAGTGGAGGCTGCATCCATGTATTTGCAACAATGCCAAATACTACAGATGTTACAAACAATAGTCCTTGCGGCATCTGGGCTAATATTAAGATAACATTCTCATAGGAGGAATAATAAAATTGGCTTTAAAAAAAGAAATCCGTCAAAGTGATGGCGTGGTTACTAATTATCACAGAATCTTATATATTCAGTCTACAATCAACAGTCATGAGTCAATAGCTGTAGTGTCTTATGTAGATGAGATTGGTAGAGCTATGGAAAACAACGGCGACAGACCGTATAGAACCGCTGTTACATATGAGAAAGAGTATGAAGAGAATATGACTATTGAAGATGCTTATAAGTATCTCAAAACACTTTCGGAATACGAAGACGCAGAGGATATCTGATACAATTTATGCATAAGGAGGCGAGAGCATGATAGCTAGTGGAACAATAATTATTGATGGACAGACATACCGCAAAGGAGATGTTATACACGATTTAGGCGGCTGGGATTGCATAGATACGGACGGAAGCAAGCGATATTACTGGGGGAAGTCTTCTGAGGTAGATAAATTGCCTCATTATGTTGCAAGTGGTTCGACGGCGTTATGTGTAGACACAGGGGAATTATATGGCTTTTATGCCCCTGATAGCAAGTGGTTTTTACTTTAGGGAGGTGTAGAGCATGAGAAAAAGTGGTTTAACGGGAGATGAGGCGTATATACTCTCGAAACACGGGAAAGTAACAGAAGACCTTGGCCCGCTAAAAAAAGAAATTGGTTCGATAAAGGAAGATTTAGGTAACTTGATATATAAATATCAGGAAAATGATGGCTATGTTGGATATGAGAACGGAATAATAAGCTCATTAGGTGACACTAAATGTACTGATTTTTTACCGATAAAAAAAGGAATGACAGTAAAAGTTAGTGGGATTTCGTTCGAACCATCCGATTATAGAGGTTTGGCTATATATAATAAAGATAAAATTTTTAAAAATGGATATCAGTATAACAAAAATAACGAGTATACATTTGACGTAAGCGAAGATGGATATTTACGTGCCACCATTGTTGGTAAACAAATCAAGGTTATTGCTAATCAAAATGGCATTGTAAAAGCCTTGATTGAAGTTTCCGAAGACACACAAAAAGAAATCAAACGAGAGGTTAATACACTAATTTCGGAAGAATATGGCGAAGAAAAACAATTAGAAATCACAGAAACAAAAGAAGGCTATGCGGTAAAAAGTGACGGGTCTAAGGAAAATGCAGGTTGGATTTCTTGCTTGAAATTTAATTGTGAAGCGCATCAGAAAATTTATACTAAAAATGCTCATGCTCATAAAAATTATCCGTGGATTGTACTGTACGACAGGAATAACAATGTCATTGGGTCCGTGAATATAAACGAAGACTCTAGTGCCGAAATCATAGCACCTAATAATGTTTCATACGGCTGGATGAATTGTTATGAATTAGTTTCATACGCACAAACGCAATATTTAGTTAAAACGATAAAAAATGAGTATTTGCCTGAAAAATTAAAAAAGCTCATCATTGAATCAAACCCACTTGTAAATTTATTAGAAAATGGTGGATACATTAATATCTTTAACAAAATAGCGTGCATCGGTGATTCGTTGACAGAAGGAGTATTTGAATATACTGAAAATGGAGAAGTTAAATATGCTGGTAAACCACAGGGATTTGAGCCTTATTCTTATCCTTCTCAGCTTGCGAGAATGACAGGTGCAACAGTTGGAAATTATGGTGTTGGGGGAGCAACAGCGAAATCATGGCTAGAAACAACAGCATGTACTGATTGCTTTAAAGAAGAGAATAAAGCACAAGCCTATATAATTGCTTTAGGGACAAATGATACTGATTATGATGGAGATGTTAATACTGATATTGATGTGTCAAATTATAATAATAATGTCGATACATTTGTTGGAAATTATGCAAAAATCATACAAAAATGCCTAGAGTTACAACCAAAAGCAAAAATATTTGTTGTAACAATCCCAAAAACAAGAACCGATTATCACAATGCTTGGACAACTGGCAATAGTAAAATCAAAGCGGTTGCTGAAAAATTAGGGGTATATGTACTTGATGTATACACATATTCAGAAAGTTATGATAACCCTGACGCATATAAAAATCATTTTTATTTAGGTGGGCATAGAAATGCTATCGGATATAGAAGAACAGCTATGGAATATGCAACGTACATTAGTTGGATAATTTACAACAATCCCGATGACTTTCGAAATGTACAATATATAGGTACAGATTATAATTACACTAATTAATTAAAGGAGGCGAAAATATGGAAGATAGTTATGGAAAATGCCGTGATTGCAAGAAATTTGGAACGCCAGAATGCCCTACATCATCGAAATGCTTGGCATTTGATAATAGACCCTATTTTGAGCCAAAACAGAAAAAGAAATTCACAATAAGCAAAAGAGTAAAAATTTTATGTTTTGTTTTTTTGCTATATATTGTGTTTGCATTTGTTTTTGGCTCTGACGTATTAAGGGTAATGATTTAATCGTTAAATAAAGAGGACTTTAATTAATTTATAAAAACAAAAGAAAAATAATTTTTAAGGAGGAATGGAGATGGTAGATATTATGTTACCGCTAATAACTTGTATTTTTGTAGTTTTTGATTTGGCTAGTGGCGGAGTAGCCGCCTGTGCCAACCACAAGTGGAAATCCTCAGAAATGAGAAAGGGATTGTATCATAAATTTGGCTCTATTATGCTCGTAGTGCTTGCGTATCTCATCGACTATGCGCAGAGATATGTGGACTTAGGCTTTCAGGTGCCTATTGCCGCAGGCGTGTGCGTTTACATCATTCTGATGGAGCTTGGTTCCATTGTGGAAAACATCGGCAAAATTAACCCTGATTTGCTCCCAGATAAGGTTAGAGCAATTTTAGGACTAGACAAAACGAAATAAATTTACGTAATTTTTGCGTGTTTGAGGTGATGCAGTGAACAGAAGTTTGATAAAAAAACTCTGGAAATTAGGCGATAAACAATTTATTGATTATGCCTTGTCATGTGCTCGTTTAACTTTGCGAGAACGTGAAACTGTACAGTACTTGCTTTTTGACGGATTAACGCAAGAGCAAGCCGCCGAGAAAATGGATATAAGCACGAGAGGATTACAGGGGCTGTGGAGTTGTGCCGTAGAAAAGATTTTGTTAGTTCCCGGCACAATTCCGTACATAAATAGCCTTTAAGAAACTAAAGATAACTAAAAATCATGCGAGAAATAAGCGCGTTGCCTTCGTGGTGACACGCTTATTTTTTTGCGATAATAAAACTATAAGGAGGGCGGAGAGATGTATCAATATTGGAATCCTAACCCAGCGGCGGCAAAAGTGGGAGATTGCACCGTGCGCGCTATCTCAAAAGCTACAAAGCAAACGTGGGAAGAAACATATATACAACTTGCCCTGTACGGCTTAATGTTGTCAGATATGCCCTCAGCTAATGCGGTGTGGGGTGCATACCTCAAAGATAAGGGGTTTAATCGCTACATAATCCCCGATGAGTACATGACTTGCACTGTATCGGAATTTGCAAACAATCACCCAGAAGGGGCTTATATTTTAGCACTGTCAGGGCACGTTATAGCGGTAATTGACGGCAATTACTACGATACGTGGGACAGCGGAGCAATGACACCTATCTACTATTGGAGGGAAGGAGGAAAATAAATGTTCGGTTATCCACAATATCCACAACAATATCCACAGTATCCGCAATATCCACAACCGGATTATCTTGACCAGCTCAATCGACTAAAACAACAGCAGGCGCCGCCTCAACAAATGCAACAGCAGACCAATCCCGATGAGCGGATTTGGGTGCAAGGACAGGGCGCGGCGGAGGCGTATTTAGTAGCGCCAAACTCTTTTGTTCGCCTGTGGGACAGCCAAGCGCCAGTTTTTTACGAAAAAAGAGCAGACCAGACGGGCAGACCGTTTTTAGAGGTGTTTGAATACAAGCGCAAAGGCACAGATTCGCCCACAGCGGAGCTTTCGCAGTCTAGCCAACCAATTAACTATGAGGAACGCTTAAACGCCTTAGAAAGGCAAATGGAGACGTTAAGAAGGAGGGTATTGAATGAATCTCAATCCAATGCAGATGATACAGCAGTTTCAACAGTTCAGGCAGCAGTTTCAAGGGGACCCGAAGCAGGAAGTACAGAATCTGCTAAATAGCGGGCAAATGAGCCAGCAACAGTATAACCAGTTGCAGGGTATGGCAACACAGTTTCAAAACCTTTTAAAGGGTTTTAAATAAATAAAAAAGGAGTGATTTCATGGGATTAACAACAGATGGAATGAGTCCGGCGGATTTAGCGGCGGTCACAGGCAACAATAACGGCGCATTTGGCGAGGGCAACGGTGCTTGGTGGATTATCATTCTTTTCCTCTTTATCTTCTGCGGATGGGGAAACGGAAATGGATGGAATAACGGCGGCGGAGGCGCAGCAGATAATTATGTATTAGCTTCTGACTTCGCA